CCAGTGCTCCATGTCACGGTTGTAACCGTTCGTACCCTTGTAGTTCATCTCCAAAGCAGGAGCCTTAGATCCGCTACGTGGGTCAACAACATTAGCCAAAGGAACCATTGCGCCCTTCACATCGGAAACAGCTCCGAGGGTTGGGTCGTTCAACAGTTTCCAGTCGTGCTTGTGGAAGGTGTATCCACCGCGAGTGAATGACTTGAAGCCGAGCTTCACTGCCATATCAGCATCGTTGTTGAATGCACCGAATTGTCCTGGCAAGCCAGCAGTCACCTGCGTAGCGATACCTTGTGCGAGCATATCGTCGATGTCCAAAGAGACGGCTCTGTTGACGTACATAGCGTACTCAGCAGGAGCGCCTTCCTTGTCCAATTCGAGGATGATACCGTCGATGTCAGACATGTCAGCGAAAGATCCCTGAGCACCTCCAGAGACAGTAGCGGTGATACCGCGACGGTCAATAGCCTGGAAGTAACCTTCAGAACCAGTAGCCCCAACAGTAGCAGAAGATCCGTCAGGAAGCGTGATGTCAGCAGTATCGTTCATAGTGCCAGTACCGTCAATGTTGATGGCAGACTGACCGAACAACAACATCATCTCACGCTGGTTCATGAAACGCTTACGAGTATCCATCTCGCCCTTCACGTACCATCTGTAGTCACCGTTGCCGACATTCACCCAGCCAATGTTGGTTGCTTGAGAACCGTTGACCTTGTAGGTCTCCTTGGTGATGATGAATGGGTTGGTGTACTTCTTGATGTCTGGGTGGTAGAAGCTAGAAGGCTGATCCGTTCCCTGACCGTAGATGTTACCGATGATCGCGATGTTCAGGCCAGTACTAGCCTCTGCAGCGACGTCACCACCGTCAAGTCTCTTAACGAGAACCTCAGAGTTGCTTTGATCATAGCCAGAAACAAACAGTCTTTGACCACCTGGAGTCAAGAGCACGTCGTTCAAACGAACTGGCTCAGCACCAGTGGAAAACGCACCAACGTGCAACTCAGCTTCTGTGCCAGCACCACTGCCAGCCTGAAGGCCGCCAGCTTCAGTAGTCAAGACTTTGTGCAGACGACCTTCTTCCCACCAGGTGACTTCGTCTGCTGTACCAGCGTTCGTCGTGGCGCCCGTGAGCGTCAAGAAGCCCGTGATACCTTGATCACCGTAGATGTTTACCAACAAGTCTCTGTTGTCAGGCTTGTTAGTGTCAATAATTTGGCTCAGAGAGATATACCGTGAGGGATCTGCCTGAAGCGAAGGAGGCGCGAGGTTCGTGCCAAGAGCGGTTCTATTTGAACCACCAGTAGTAGGCGTTGTAAGTGCCATAGTTTCTTAGTTTTTGTAGTTATAGGAATTTGAGAGTATTGTCCCCAAGCAAAGCTTCTCTCAACTGTTGAGAAAGAGAGTCCGCCTCGGGTGGCGCTCCTCCTTGATTCGGTGACGTAGGAGTAACGTTAGCTGCTCTGTCTACAAGGCCTCGTTGTCCATCGCTCTGTCCCTGCCTGTAAGCAGATCTCACGATGCTTTCGATATTATCAACGACGGCTCTGTGCATGTTCAGCCTATCGAAATCCCACGCTCCAGAGTTATCGACATAGGTGTCGAAGAACTCATCAAGGCGAGCGTTTTTCTCCGCAAGCTTTCCTTTGTAATCGTTCTCCAATCCGAACGTGAAGCTGTTCCCATTACCGAGATCAAATTCGATCCCTTCAAGGTCGTTCACACTGCTCTTCATGTTGGCGATCCATTGGTCGTCTATTGGAGAGTCGAAGGTCTCAGCAGATTCTTTACGCTCAGGTGCTTGGTATTGACCGCGCAACTGTTCTATTGATTTGCGTGCATTCTCTGCATCAATCTTCATTTGCAACGCAGACAGCTTTACATCCTCTTCACTATAAATAGTGTCGTCGGTTTTGTACTTGCTTGCAAGGAGCGTCTGGATCTCATCTTGTGAGAGGTTCGGATAGTCCGAGGTCATCTGTACCTGAATCGCAGTCAAGTCATCCATTTCGGAAGGGTTGAGCGATTGATACACAAACCAGTCTCTCGGATCGCGACCAGTCGTTTCGACAAAATCTGCGATCACTTTGATCCGTTCGTCCAGCTCGCGCTGTTCTTGTTGCTGAGTAGCGGTTAGGTCATCAAAGGTTTTGACTTCTCTACCAAGCCTTTCGCTAAGAAACGAGAAGACAGCCTCTTCGACTTGACCGTCCGTGTACTCTTGTGTTTGTGATTGTTCAACTTGAGGCTGTTCGTCAACGGCTTCAGGTTGAGCATAGGTTTCTTGTTGTGGTGCTTCTTCTACTTGAGGTTCTGGTTGGGCCATAGCCTGTGCCACCTCTTCTTCAGAAACAAAAGTAAATCCAGTGCTTTCACTCTGGACTTCTTGTGGTTGGATGTTTTCGTTATTCTCCATGAATTAAAATATTGATTTCTATTGTATTAGCCTACGTATGCCAGGCCCTTTCCAAAGGCGTCTGGCGTAATAGACGAGAACGTACCGTAAACCGTCATGCCAGCCTCAAGAGCAATGTCTACACCGCTAGCACCAACGGCATCACCATTGATGTCAAAGAGGCTAGCACTGCTTTCGGGCGCCTTAAACGTAAACGTTCCAGCCTCAACACATGTAAAGGCAACAAACTTCTTGTTTGAAGGCGCTGTCGCTTCTGTTGCTGCGTCAAGGTAAAAGAACGAGGACGGTAGTTGTGCTCCTGGATATGCCATATCTATTGTTTTTGCAAATATATAACTTATTTACTTTCTGTACCTTGCGACCTTCTTCTTAATCTTGTCGGGCTGCGAAACAAACTGCTTACCCTTTCTGTTCCCTTCAGCCTTGGCTCTGTTGGTGGCAGCTTTCTCACTGGCACTCAAAGACTTCCACGCTGCATCGGGTAAGTAGCGCTTCTTCCCTTTCGAAGGTTTCCCGTCAGAGGTTCTCCACTTCTGTGCAGTCCACTTCTTCAAACTCTTCTGTGATTTAGACAGTCCCATCAGTTCTTGTAGCCTCCTCCAGCTTTCTTGTATTGCGTAGCCAGCAGCTGTGCCTTGCGAGCTGACCACTCTCCTGGGTCGCCGCCCTTGCTTCCAGCTTTGATGCTCTCAAACAAGCGCTTACGCATCCCAGGCTTAGTGTAGTTACCTGCCTCGTTGACTCTGCTTTTCTTTTTTACTTTCATGAGTGTGTAGCGAGTTTGAACTTAGCTTCTTTTACGGCACCAGGATGCGGCTTGTACTCTCCCTTCATAAGGAAGTACCTACCACGATCTTCCATCCAGTGATACCCACTTGGTGGTGGGACGCTTACGGCCTTGGTGCTTACCTTAAGCTTACCGCCTTTGTTGTGCTTGACTGCGTTCATCTTACCACTTTACTTTATCTGCCCAGTACGCAGCGCTAGTCTTGCCCTTAGCAATATTCTTTCTGTGACGCGCCTTAAAGCTCTTGCGTTTAGCCTTCATGCGGTCTGACTCACCAGCCTTAGGCTTGCCCGCTGTCTCAGCACCTTGCTCTCCAAAACGAATGATCTTAATCTTACCTCCGTCACGGACAGCTACGATATGAGACTTCTTTGCACCAGGAGTTCTCTTGGGTTTGTTCAACCCTTTGAGTCCAAATCTTTTAAGCTTCTTCTTTACGTCCATAATGCAAATATAATTACTCTGGTTTTACCGCGTATTCTCCAATCTGGAGATGTCAGACCAAGTAACCCCTGATAGCTTGTTTATAGCCATTACAATTCAGTCCAATCTTGAGATGGGTTAAAGTATATGGTGCTGTTAGCTGGCTTTACCACATGTCCTACAATCCTAACGACTTCTCCGCTACTTGACGGAGCAGTTGTTGTAACTCCTCCAGCAGCAGTTTCGGACAGATATACGATATCGCCAACACTGGCAGAAGTTAAGTTTGTCGATACACGAACCAAGCCGCCCACAAGAAGCTCATTTGCGTTCTCGCTAGACGTAACTACAGCAAGCATGCCAGAGTATGCTCCGCCAGCAACTGTGGCCAATCCGTCGGAAACAGCAGAGGCCCCAAGCTCGACAACGTTTCCAGCGTCCCCTGTTAAGGCAATAAATGCGTATGCGTTTCTTAGCACTCTAGCGCCGACATTGTAATCACCAGCGCTAGTCAGCCCTGTCTTGTTGTTTTCTGTTATAGTGTTGGCAACAAGGTCTACGCACCTGGTATTGCCTGTGGTGTCAATCTGAAAGTCAGTCGTGCTAGAATTAACTACCGACAAAGAATTACCGCCTCTGGTTATGGTCCTGGCTGCAGACAATGTCAGATTTGTATTTCCTAAGTTGGTATCAGTAGAGGCCACTGTGCCTGGCTCCCACTGGCTGCCGTCCCAGATCAAGGCCTGCCCATTGGTTGGGGCTACAGTTGTCGTATCTACATCAGACAAGTCGTCTATCTGTGTCGCGCCACCAGACTGTGCGACCCACGATGTAGTCCCACTGCCGTCTGTGGAAAGAACATATCCGCTAGTCCCTCCGTCGGTAGGAAGTGTGATCGTATAGCTGCCAGCAAGAGTTGGGGAGTCGATGGTTACATTATTGCCTCCACCTCCATTGATTTTTATTCCTGCCGCAAAATTAGTTATTTGAGTAAACTCCGTAGTGGCATTTACCGTTAGATTGGCTGAACCCGAAATAGCCCCTATAGTGAATCTTCCTGTATCAGCAACGCCAAGAATCGCAGAGTCGGCAAGCGTCACCGTGCTTCCCCCAACCGTTAGATTGCTGGATATATTTGCGTCACCACCAACGTCGAGGGTGGCTGTAGGGGCTGAAGTCGTCTTAACTCCAACGCTTCTTGTCGCTTCATCTAGATAGAGTATGTTCTGATTAGAGTCGTCTCTGAAGGTAAGCCGACCGCCTGATTGAAGGTCAGCCGCCCTAGTAGGGTCGGAAAATGTAATGTCATTGTCCTTGAACGCATCGACAGCAGCCTGAGCTCTAGCGTCAGTAAAGTACAGGTTAGTGCTACCCTCAGGCACCTCGTCAGTGTCTTGTTTGTGCGTTGGCCTGATGATTATCCTGCCAGCGTTTCCGTTGCTTGCAGTCAAGACGGCTGCAAGGAGTATGCTGTGACCTTGCGCGGGGGTGGGCTCTGTAAGCGTAACTGCTCCAGCCGTGTTTGGATCGAGGTACAAAAGATCCCCATCGGAATACGTAGAGGTGTTGTACCCAGACAGCCCATCAAGCTTTCCAAACCACACCACATATCCAAAGTCATTTGTATTTAAGGCCTGTGCAGCGAAACCAACAACCCACTCTGGAATAAATCCAGCGGCTTGCTGATCAGCTTTCTTGAGAAGCAAGTGATTGCCCTGCACGCCGCCAAACATGACAACGTCGCCCTTGGCAATGGCTTCGGAAGCTTTACCGTAGAACACACTCTTCTCACCAAACTCTATCGTTACCCCGCTAGCATTGGTGTACGATAGCGTGAGTTCATCGTTGTCAAAAGCCAAGCTTCCAGCGGAAGCCTGCAAATTATCTTCAAAGGTGATGGCATTGCCAGCCGTATTCAAGTCGCCTCCTAGCTCAGGGGATGTGTCATCTACAACTGCGGATAGCCTATCGGCCCACGTAGTAGCGTAGTCGTTATCGTTAAGCTTGACAAGGCTCTGACCTGTAGTACCGCCAGCCTCTACGCCCTGCCCAGGCGTGCCTGCGCTGCCGACATTAAGGGTAGCGCTGATAGTCCTTACCTCTGGAGGAGTAACGACAATAGTGTTTACCTGAGGTATGGATACAGATATCGTACTAGGACTAGAGCCCGATACTATAATCGTGCTCATTACTCAGTGATGTCTTCGTTGATGGTGAATGTTCCGTACAGCCAAGTTCTGACACCACCAGACCCGTCGTCAGTCTGAAGGTCATATACATACGTCCCTGAGTTCCAATTTTCAGTGCTGCTAGACGGAATGTTTATTGTAAGCTCTTCTATGTTTACAGTAAAGTTTGAGGATGTAGTAGAGAAAGTAAGTGGTGAAGTGGTGTTAGGACCACCTGTGCCGTCATCGGAATCTCTAATCTGCATCTTCCAGTAAGTTGCTGGATAGTCGACTGTAAGGGTTGTATTGAAGTCTATAGTAAGACTAAACGTGTCGCCCTTACGACAGATGATGTCGAGGCGCGTTGCTGTATCTAGATTGACTACTGCCATGATTACTGTCCTTCTCCTAGTATGTTAGAAATTGCTTGGTCTATATCTGGGGACTCCCCCTCTTTAGGCTGTCCCTTAAGTTCTCCTCTGGACCCCTGTCGCTGAGCGATAAGCTTGCTCTGCTGTACGGCTTGCTTCTTAACTCTATCGTCCTTGCGGTCCTCTTTGAGTACTTCGAGTTTCTCTTTGAACTCTTGCTCTTCGGTTCTAAATCCGAGGGTGGCCTGAGCTCTAATCATCTCGATTTCTTTTCTCAACTCATGCAACGCGGTCTGAGTATGAACTTCGTACTGAGCCTTTATCTTAATCTTCTCTGCTTCAAGCTGAGCCTCAAGCTGAAGCTCTTGCTGTCTAGCCTGAGAAGCTGCCATAGCTGATTGCTGCTGGGCCTGCGCTTGCATCTGTACGTTCTGCTGAGCTATCTGCTGATTCATGGCGATACGCTTTTTGCGGCGCACGATAAGCAAGCGCTCTGCTTGGTTAATATCCTTTAACTGTCGGATAGCGATAGCGTCCTCCAGATCCAACTCCTTCTGAGCCAAAGCCACCTGTATGTTCTGCTCAAGGAACATCTTCTCTGCCTCCTCCATGTCCTTGACAACCATGACGCCGAAGTTGAACAGCATAAGGTTGCGGAAGGCAGACAGAACTTTCATGTTCTCCTTGCCTACGGCGTTCTCATAGATGCGATAGAGGACAGACTCGGGATGCAGCACCTGCAGACACTTGACAATGTCAGTGCAGACTTTCTTGAACAACACCATAGAGGCGTTGGTGATGTCGTAGATAGCATTGTTGCCAGCTGCGATGGCTTGTTCACGTACACCGACAAGCGCATCACCCTTAGGCGTGCTGGCATCCATAACTTCATTGATGCCCGTAGCGTCTCTGATCATACGGAGGTAGTGGTTGTACAAACCAATCAGCTCGTTGATGTTGCGGATGCTATTGTTGATCTCACGGATAGGAGGGTTCTGGAAGCCACCCTCTGGGTTCTTACTTCTGTAGTAGAACACACCCGTCTGCTCGTAGATATCGTGCAGCTCAAGAGGCTGGAGCTCACCGCCCTTACCGAGCTGTACGTTCTCCAACCCCTCGATGTCGATGATGATTCCATCTGGCTTAGCCTTGGCTACGGCCTGCTGAATCTTGAGGTGCGTCAGTTGAAGCTGGTCGGCAAAACCGACGCAGCTATCAACCATCGACTTAGGCATCATATTCTGAAGGTTGGTGGCAACAACAGAGTATGACATGTTCACACGCGAGAGATCATGAATGTTCTTCGGCATGTTTGTTTTGATGCCGTAGTCGTAGAGGCATTCGGTGCCCATCACGAACACCCCGCCATAAACGGTAGCGTTCTCCACTTTCTTTACCTCTCTTTCAAAGACAGAGTTCTTAGGCTTCTTGTAGGAGTCGCCCTTGAAGTACAGGTTCTTGTTCCCGTACTTGTTCTCCTTGTCCTCGAAGTACATGCAGTCTACAGAGACAAACTCGAAGTTCAAGATGTCGATCATGAACTCGTCATAGCCGTAAACGTTGCGATTGATGTAGTTGTCGTAGTAACTCTGGTCTACCTTAGAAGCGTCATACCCATACTTCTTGGCAGCCTGTGATGCAATCTTTTTATAGTCGTCCTCGGTAAACTGGTCGCCAGCTCTGCGCTTAAGCTCCTGGATAGGGATGCGCTCTACGTGACCAGCATATACCAAGTCACCGAAGTTTGGGTCTTCGGTGTAGCTGTGGATGAAGTTGGCTGGATCGACGTATGAAGTTTTGATTCCAAGCGACGGGTCGTTGTCTCTCTTTACTACAGACATACCTAGAGTGGCTATGTCATTGACGCACCTGCGGTACACACTATCGGAGAAGTCGTTCCACTTCAGGGTCATGTTGGTAGCTATCTGTGCCGCTACCTCGCCTGACGTCTTGATGTTTGCGTCGATAAAGATCTCCGCCTCCTCCATAGTCTCTGGGGTGTCTTTCGTCCCCATGTCTTTTCCGAGCTGCTGCTCGATGTTCTGAAGCGCACCTTTGTTCTGCACCTTCATCTCCACCTTGCGGCGCTCTCTGTCTTTCTCAGAAGCTGACAGCGGGTCGATAGCCTCCAGATTAGGGTACGGGTCACGAGACAAGATCTTGTTGACCACGATTCGTACAAACTTAGGGAGGATAGGGACTGGGGTGAAGTCCAGGTTGAGCATGCTCCCGTCCCCATTGTTTGGGTCGAGGCTGTTCAAAAGTTGGCGGTAGATAGATGTATCCTGGGTTCCGTTTGCGTAGGCTCGGTTCCTATCAAATACTCTACGTCTCTTTCTGTAGAGAGAGTTCTCCTCCTCGATCTTCCCCCACTGATCTTGGATGGCCTTGGCGTACCTCAGCCCATACTCCTTGCCCTCTTTCTTCTCTCTAGGAAGTAGGGGGTCAGGAAAGCCGCTACGCTTTTTCCCTTGGTTATCGTACATCTATAGTATTTCTGCAGTTATACTTCTATGCAAATATAGTAAAATCAAGAGTGCCAGGATTTTGGCTGATACCTCCTAAAGAAATTCTTTTCAGTAAAATCTGTTTTAGGTTTCTCCTTCTTAAACTTCTGAGCAGCTAGAAGGGCTAGACCAGAGCTAATCGTCAAGTCAAACTTGGTTCTGTCGGAGATCTTGTACCCTATCCAATCCTCTAAAGTTCTGTTAAAGTACATCTTACCGAACTCGTCAGTCTCTGGATTGATACCGACATGATCGTGGATGTAAGCCTCGATAGCCTGAGCGTGTGCATGGATGACGTCCTGAGAGTTAGACGGGATGCCTTTGGTGCGAACCTTCGTGGTAGAGTTAGGGGCTTTCAAGTGCTCTGGCCTATCCATTAGGTAGCCATCGTAACCTCTTGATTCAAAGTATCTTACGATACCGTACTTATTGTTTTCCACGAGGAGTGGGTACCCATAGAAGAACGCAGCCATAAGTACGTCTTCGTAGAATATCTTGGCTAGGTCAGGGCGCGAAGCATACTCCAACACAAACATGTTAGATGGGTGGTTCATGCTGAACTTATTGTACAGATGAAGCGCACCCTTAGACCCCCTGCCGTCAAGAACAGCATCGAGGTCGTAGGAGTCAACACCGCCACACCCAAGGTTGGCGTTAGGAGCTACGCGCTTGCCCTTGTTTTCAGCTATCTTGTTTCGCATCTCTTGCGGTGGCATCCACGACACACGGAACCTACCGTTGGGGTCGGGGGAAAACACAACCTCCTTGTCCATCTCTTTCCAGATGAAGTTGCCGCGCACCACAGGATTGGGGTACATGTCTTGGTTGTACTCTATCTGCTGGTAGATCTTGCCGATGTTGAAGATGCTGCCCTCCACGCTGTCGCGGAAAGCTTCATCCTCAGTAAACGGGAACTGCCTCACCACCTCGTTGAGTTCCGAGGCGTCAGACTTAAGCGACTGCCTCTCGTTCTTTAGATACGTCTTTGCCCCTTGATACACGCTATCACCATCAATACCGTCGAGAACAGTATCAGGATCTTCCACGACTGGATTTCCGTACTTGTCAAAAAAACCTTCGAGAGCTTCATAGGCGGGTATGAAGATACGGTACAGCCCCGTCTTCGTTCTACCGTTGGCGTTACGCTCCGACGGGTTGCTGTCCTCCCAAAGCGTGCGGTACTCTTTACCGCCCTTGTCCATGGGGTTTACAGTACTACCCACCAAAGCCTTTCCCACCACCTTACGACCCACAATAAGGCACGTGCGCTCAATGCGCCAAGCCTCGCGGATATCGACAGGCTTCTCCCACTTGCCAGCCTCATCGAGGTACAGCATGTGTAGCTTCTCACCGTCGTATGCGTTGTTGGTGGTGTTCTTCCAGTTTATGACCGTATTAAGAGCGTCCCCCTTCTGCGAAGTCTTATTCTTCTTCGTGATTCTCTTACTCGGCTCGCGAAAAGCCAGCTCCATGCGTGGGTTAGTGGTACCATCCTGAATAGGTTTGAAAAAGAAAGGGTACGACTTAAAGATCGGAACCACCTTCTTCATGAATATATTCTCCTGGGAGTCCTTACCCGTCTTAGACTGTATCCCTAGAAGCTTGTCTTTAACTTGCGTAGCTTCGTCCACAAGTACAGAGCTGCAGATATTAGTATAGCCAGAACGCCTACACTTAGTATATAGCTGACCGAGACAACGGGGATCAGCTTCGCACGCA